GCATCGATCGTAGTTTCAAAGCGTCCGACCGACGTTTCTGGAACTGTCAGTGCCCGCAATGCGGCGATTGGTTCGTCCACAACATCAAACATCTGGTCGTCAAGGCCGACGACCCTGCAAAAACCGTCTACGGCTGCCATTCCTGCGGCTATCCGATCAGCGACGCCGAGCGGATGCCGCTGATCCGCGCCGGCGAGTGGCGTGCGACGAAACTCGGACCCGGCCGTCACCCCGGCTTCCACATCGACGCGTTCATTTCGCCGATGATGTCCTACGAGGAGATCGGCAGGGACTGGCTGAAATCGCAACGCGGCGGCGAGCTGGCGAAGAAGGCTTTCGTCAACCTGGTTCTCGGCCTTCCCCACGCTTATTCGAACAACGCGCCCGACCACGTCCGGCTGATGGAGCGCGCCGAGGAGGCAGCCGAGCGCGGCAAAATTCCGCCACGCAGCGTCATCCTGGTCGCGGCTGCCGACGTGCAGATGCGCGGCATCTGGGTTCATGTCACCGCCTTCGCGCCGAACCGCGAAAGCTGGGTGGTCGAGGCGGAATATCTCGAGGGCTCCACCGAGTCGCCCGACGGCGAAGTGTTCGAGAAGCTGCGCGACCGAATCCTCAACAGGAGATGGCCGGATGCGTTCGGCCGCACGCGCGAGGTCGACGCGCTCGGCATCGACGCCAAATATCGCAGCCACGTCGTCTACACATGGGTCCACGATCACCAGCGCGCTCACCCGATGAGCGGCAAGAACGTGATTTTCGCGCTCAACGGCCGCGAAGGTTGGGGGCGTCCGGCGCTTGGCGCGCCGACGGTGGTCGACATCAATCTTGAAGGCCGCAAGATATCGAAGGGAACGCAGGTCTGGCAGGTTGGGACGTGGCCGCTGAAGGCCGCGTTCTACACCGACCTCGCCAAGACCGGCCTGAAGGGCGGCAAGGAACGCGACCCCGACGGTTACTGCCACTTTGGAAAATGGCTCGACGAGCCCTACTTCAAACAGATCACCGCCGAGGAGATGGTCCCCGAAACTTACAGGGGACGAACCCGCCAGGTCTGGAAAGTCGGCAACAACAGGGACAATCACTGGCTCGATTGCCGGGTCTACGAAATGGCGATGGCCGATTATCTCGGCCTGTCGTCGTGGACCGACGAAGAAATCGCCGCGCTGGTCAGATTGCGCTGCGCGCCCGAAGACGACACGCCGCCGCTGCTGAAGCCGCCCGCGCCCGCGCCGGCCGCCGCGCCGGCGGCCAAACCCGAATCCGCCTCGGAGCGCCTCTCGCGCTTCGAGCGGCTCGCCGAACTCAATGCAGGGCTGTTCCGATGAGCGAACTTTCGCCTGCCATTCTTCAGGCCATGCTCGACCAGGCGCGCACCGCGCGGTTTCGGCTCGTCACGGGCCGACTGCCGATCGAGGTCGAGGCGGATGGGCGCCGGTCTCGGTTTGCGCGCATGACGCTCGACGACGTCGAAGCGGAGATCAGCCGGCTCGAGAACGCGGTCGCCGGTCGCACGCCGCGCAAGGGCGCGATCGGGTTCCTGTTCTGATGGGCGCGCTTGCGAAATTCGGCTCCTGGCTGGGCGTCGGGCGTGCGCGCGCCGATCTTGGCGGCGGCGACGGCGACTTCGCGCGCAGCGATTACGAGGCCCCCTATCGCGCCTCGTCGCTCTATTCGCAGGAGCTGGCGAGCTTCCGGCCGCCGTTGCGCTCGGGCGATTTCTCGAATTCGATGCGGCGCGACCTTACGCTGGCGCGCCTGCAGGACATCGTCCGCAACGATCCGCACGCCTCCTCGGCGGTCGAGAAGCTGGTCGACCATCTGGTCGGCAAAAACCTGCGCTGGTCGTCGCAGCCCGACTCGGACGTGCTCAAGCTGACGCCGGATGGCCAGCGCGAATACGCCAAGCAGCTCGAGGCCGAGTGGCGGCATTTCGCCACCGACCCGCGCCGCTATGTCGACAAGGCGCGCAAGCTCACCTTCAACGGCCTGGCGCGGCTGTTCGCGCGCACCTTCGTCACCGCCCGCGAGGTCTCCTACCAGATCGCGCTGCACGACGATCCGCGCGCCCGATATCGCACCTGCGTCCTGCCGATCGACCCCGACCGGATCTGCAATCCCTATGGCGAGCGCGATACGATGACGCGCCGGCTCGGCGTCGAGCAGACGCCCGACGGCCAGCCGCTCGGCTACTGGGTGCGCGCCGCGCATATCGGCGATTATTGGGCGGCCGACGAGCAGATGCGCTGGGTCTACGCCGAGCGCGAGACCTGGTGGGGCCGTCCGATGTTCGTGCATGGCTTCGAGCCGCTGCGCGAGGGCGATACGCGCGGCACGTCGCCGTTCCTGACGCTGGTCGCCTCGCTGCGCATGCTTGGCAAGTTCACCGACGCCGAACTCGCCAGCGCGACGATCAACGCGACGTTCGCCGCGACCATCGAATCCGATGAGGAGGCCGAGGAAGTCGCCCAGCGGCTCAAGCCCGCGGCCGAGGTCAAGCTCGGCTGGCAGGCGCAGCTCGGCTCGCGCTTCGAGTTCCTCGAGAAATTTCCGGTGCGTCTGAACGGCTCGCGTGTCCCCGTGTTGCCGCCCGGCGCGACGCTCAAGATGAATGCGAGCCCGCGCCAGACGACCAGTTTTCCGGCGTTCGAGACGGCGTTCCTGCAGACCATCGCTTCGCGGCTCGGCCTCGCCTATGAGCAGCTCAAGGGCGACTGGTCGAAGACCAATTATTCGAGCGCCCGCGCGGCGCTCAACGAAGTCTGGCGCGGCATCGAGCGGCTCAGCGCGCAATTCGTCGAGCAGGTCGTCACGCCGCTGCACCTGGCCTGGGCGGACGAGGCGTTCGAGCGCGGCTTTCTGAAAGCCCCGCCCGGCGCGCCGGAGTTCTGGGACGCGCCGCACGCCTATCTGCGCGGCCGCTGGATCGGTCCGGGCCGCGGCTATGTCGATCCGGTCAAGGAAATGCAGGCCGCCGCGCTGCGCATGGAAGGCCTGACCTCGACGCTGCGCGACGAATGCGCCGAGCAGGGCAAGGATTGGGAAGAGGTTCTCGACCAGATAGCGTTCGAAGAGAAGGCGCTGGCGGAACGTGGCCTCACGCGGCTCAGCCTGGTCGCGGCCGAACAGACCGTCAAAGGGGCTAAGGTCGACAGCGAAGAGGCGGTCGGACCGGCCGGTCCGGGTGGCGAAGACAAACAACCCGCGCAGGCGACCTCGTCGCTCGAGCGCGCGGTGATTTCCCTCAGGCGCGACCTGAGGATTCTCGGCGCTCAGATGAACGATGCGCTCGAGGCGCGCACATCAAGCGCCGACAAGGGCGGCGAAGACAAAGAGGGCTCCCGGTGAACGAACGGCCCGAACTGCGCCGCCTGTCGGCGCGCATTTTCAACACGCCGCTGATGGCGACGCCCGAGGCGGCCGAGGCGGTCGCCAACGTGCTGCTTGCCCGCGAGGGCGGCGTCTCGGCGCTGACGATCAGCGGCTCGCCTGACGATGACGACGACGGCGCTTATGCGGTCGTCGACGGCGTCGCGGTCATCGCGGTGCATGGCGAGCTCGTCAACCGCGGCTCCTGGCTCAATTCGCTGTCGGGCATGACGTCCTACGAGGCGTTGGCCAAGGCGCTGAGCGCGGCGGTCGCCGATCCCAACGTCTCGGCCATCCTGCTCGATATCGATAGCCCGGGCGGCGAGGCGGCCGGCGCGATGGAAACCGCAGCCAAGGTGCGAGCCGCCAACGAGCGCAAGCCTGTCACGGCGTATGTCAACTCGCTGGCGGCCTCGGCGGCCTATGCGCTCGCGGCCGGCGCGGGCGAAATCGTCACGCCGCCCTCGGGATCTCTGGGCTCGATCGGCGTCGTGATGCTGCATCTCGATCGTTCGGGCGCGATGGCCAGCCGCGGCGTCAAGCCGACGCTCATTCACGCCGGCGCTTACAAGGTCGACGGCAATTCGCTAGGCCCGCTGCCTGACGACGTGCGGGGGCGTCTGCAGGCGCAGATCGACGACGTCTACGGCCTGTTCGCCGAGAGCGTCGGCGCGCATCGCCCCAAGCTCGGCGCGGACGGCGCGCGCAAGACCGAAGCCGGCATGTTCATGGGCGCGAAGGCGGTCGAAGCCGGCCTTGCCGATCGCGTCGGCGATCTCGAAGGCGCGATCGCCAGTCTGAAAGCGCGTGGCGCGCGCGCGCAGTTCTTCGCGTCCACCGAACCTCAACCCGAAGCTCAACAACCGGAGGCCGACATGGCTGATGAAACGGCGCTCGCCAGCGCCCGAAACGAAGCGATCGCGGCTGACCGCGCCCGTTCCAAAGCGATCCTGACCCACGCCGCCGCCAAAGGCCGCGAACCGCTCGCCCAGCACCTCGCCTACGAGACCGACATGTCGGCCGAGGCGGCGATCGCCGTGCTCGCGCTCGCGCCGGCCGCCGCGCCCGCGCCGGCGGCTTCGCGTATCGACAGCCTGAGGCCGGCGAAGCTCGAAGCCGAGCCGACGCAGGGAAGCGGCGACACGCAGGCGAGCATCGACGCGAGCTATGCCGCGCTGGTCGCCGATCTCAACAAACAGGCGCGGCGGCACTGAGGCGCGGCGAAGGACGAGGGGCGAATAGCGAGTAGCGCCCCTCTCCGCCCTTCCTCCCCCTATTCGCTAGCCCCCATTCGCTACTCGCGAGGTTCTCCCCATGACCGCCACCGTCTTTACCGAGGCCGTCCACCCGATGGCCCCTCTCATCGAGGCCGTTCACAACCTGTCGATCGACGAGGTCGTGATCGCCGCCAGCCAGACCATCGTGGTCGGCCAGGTGCTCGGCTCGACCGGCCTCACTTCCACCGAGACGATCTCGGGCGCCGCCGCTGCCGGCAATGTCGGCACGACGACCATCGGCTCGCTCAGCACGAGCGCCAGCGCCGTCAACGGCGTCTATAATGTCGTACAGCTCACGGCGGGCGCGACCGGCGAGTTCGAGGTCGGCCGCCCCGACGGCACGATCGACGGCGTCGGCAAGATCGGCACGGCCTACGCGGGCTCGATCAACTTCACCCTGACGACGGGCGGCTCGCCGGCGGTCGGCGATAGCTTCAGCATTACCGTCACGCGCCCCTTCGACGAAGCCGGCGAGCAGTTCGAAGCCTGGAACCCGGCCAACACCGACGGTTCGCAGAGCGCGATCGCGATCGCCATGTATCCGGCGACCACTGGCGCGGGGCAGACCGCCCGCATCGCCGCCGTGCGCCGCGACGCGACCGTGCGCGCCAGCGACCTCACCTGGAACGGCTCGGCGACCGCGGCGCAGATCGCCTACGCGACCCAGCAGCTCGCCGCCAAGAACATCATCCTGCGATGAATTTCGATCCCAAAGCCGAGGCCGCCGCGCTGCTTTCGAGCCGCGCGGCCAAGGGCCGCCCCGATTTCGCCGATCGCGCGGCGGCCTGTTACCTGCTGCTGGCGGATACACCGCCCGGCGTCGATGTCCTGATGCTCTGGCCCGGCAGGATCGAGGATCTTTCGCAGCGGTTCACGCTCGCCCAAAACCGCGATCTCGCGATCGCCATAGTCGAAGCCGCCAGGGCTCTTTCCGACAAGACCTCCTAACCCCCGTTCCGCCGAAAGGAACCCGCCATGCCCTCCGCTTTGGACGTATTTGACGCCGACGCGTTCTCCTATGTGTCGCTGACCAAGGCCATCAACCTGATGAGCCATGTGCCCACCATGCTCACCCAGATGCCCGGCCTGTTCGAGGATGTGCCGGTTCGCACCAAGGAGGTGTGGATCGAGCGCATGGGCGACCAGCCGGCGATCATCCAGACCACCGCGCGCGGCGCGCCCGGCGTACAGGTCGGCGGCGACCGCCGCGACGCGCGCGCCTTCAACACATTCCGGCTCAAACTGCAGTCGAAGATCCGCGCCGACGAACTGCTGACCATCCGCCGCTTTGGCAGCGAGATCGACATCAAGGATATGCAGACCGAAGTCGCGCGCCGCATGTTCAAGCTCAGCGCGCGCCACGACCTGACGATGGAGTTCCATCGCTTCAACGTCGTCACGCAGGGCAAGAGCCTCGACTGGGACCCGATCACCGGCGCGATCCGGACGCTCTACGATTGGACAGCCGAGTTTTCGGCTGCGCCCAACGGCGCGCGCACATTGTCGACGCCCTCCGAAGTGGCGTTCAATTTCTCCGCCGGTATCCAGGGCACCAACCTCGGCCCACGCGGGCTCGCCAACGGCCTGGTGCGCGCCATCAAGCGCAACCTGACGATGGTGCAGGGCTCCGACACGATCATCAGCGCCGACAACGCACAGATCGTCGCCATCTGCGGCGACAGTTTCTACGATCAGTTGACCACGCACCCGGAAGTGCGGGCGACCTACCTGAACTGGGACGCGGCCGCGCAGCTGCGCGACTCGGTCGGCGAGGTCTGGCGGCCGCTCCGCTACGCCGGCGTCGAGTGGATCAACTATCGCGGCACCGACGACGTCACCGGCCAGCAGGCCGACACGACGGGCGCCTCTTCGGCGACCTCGTTCGGCGTCGGCACCAATCACGCCAAGTTCTTCCCGCGCAACGCCGGCATTTTCCAGATCGCCTATGCGCCGGGCGAGAAGTTCGAACATCTCGGCTCCCTCGGCCAGCAGCGCTACGCCCAGATCGTCCGCGATGTGCAGCGCGACGAATGGGTCGAGCTCGAGACGATGACCTATCCGCTGCCCGTCTGCGTGCTGCCGCAGGCGCTGGCGTCGGGCCGCGCCGGGACGTGAGCCGGTTCGAGGACGAATACGCGCTGCTGTCGGAGGCGATCGACGACGCCTTCGGCGATTGTGTCACTTACACGCCCTATGCGCAGGGGCCCGACAGGAGCGCCGGGCCGCAGCCCGATATCTCGCGCCCCGCGATCGAGGTCGTCGGCGTGTTCGTGCAGAAGCTCGCCTCGACGACCGAGTCCAACAGCTACGATCCGCGCCAGTCGCACCGGCCCGGCGTCGTTTCGACCCACCTTTGGTTCGAGATTTCGTCGGGGGCGGCGCTTGCCGCGCTTGCCGTGGTCGGCGCGCCGGGGCCGTTCCCGGCCAAGGCCGATGATCATATCCGCAAGCGCAACGGGGAGGCGTTCACGGTCGCCTTCGTCGACGAGATCACTGTCGACGGGTTGCTGCGGCTGCGCCTCAACAAACTGAAGACGCCCTTCTGATGTCGCTCTCCCGGCTTGCGCTGCGCCTCGCGGCCTATGAGGCGCTGAACCCGTTCGCGACGATGATTTCCGGCCCCTGGCCGACCATCGCCGGCGAGCATATCTACGACAGCCGCGCCACGCCGTTCTCGGATAGCGCCGATTGGGGCGCCTTCCTCAACGAAATCGAAGGCAAGCCGATCGTCATCCTCTACACCGAGGAGCACGAGATCGCGCCGACGGCGGGCGAATATCCCGCCGACAAGGATGTGGTCGATCTGGTCGCCGAACTGATGATCGCCGCGCAGGGCCAGGTCGTCATCAAAAACGCCGACGGCTCGGAGCAGACGATGGGCGCGGTCGGCGCTCAACTGACCTCGCGCGAGCACGAGGCGATGCTCGACTGGCTCGAATGGGAGGTCGTCTCGCAGCTCAATCTCGAGACCGCGACGCCGAGTAACGGCCTTTATCAGAAAGTCGCGCGCGAATGGCATCACGGGCATTCGGTTCCGCAACGGGACGCCGACAAGGCCGTGCGCTTTGCGGCGCGCACCGTGCGTCTCAAGCTGCGCGTGCCGCATACCCTCCGGCCGCAACTGCCCGCCAACCCGCCGGCGACGGGGCTGGCGCTGCTGCCGGGCGCGTTGGGCGTGGTCGCGGCCGCGCTCGATCCGCAATCGACCGGCGGCCGGCTCTGCGCCAAGCTCGCCGCCACGCTCATCTCGCCGCCCGCGCCGCCCGCGCTGGCTGACATCCGCATCACCGCCAATATGAATCGCGGCGCGACGCCCACGCCGACGTCGAACGATTTCATCGGCGACGTTCCCTTCTCGAGCTGAGGTTTCCCCATGGCCCTGGACACTGCCCGCTTCCCCTACGCGCGCCTCGTCGACGCCGCGCACCGGCTGCCGTTCAACGGCCGGCTGTTCGGCGACAACCAGGAGATCCCCGGCTTCGAGCGCGTCGATATGTGGGACGGCCACACGTATTTCCTGCTCGCGCACAAGTCGATCGAACTGGCTGAGCCGCCGGCGAAGGCTGAGCCCGAGATCCTCGCCGCCTCGTGAGGCGGCTTTTCGGCAGTCGGCAATCGGCAGTCGGCAGTCGGGTTAGTCCGACCGCCTGAGGCCTCTTTCCCGACTGCCGACTGCCGACCTGCCGATTGCCGTCCCTCTCCACGGAGCCCCTTCCCATGTCCGGCATCCTGTTCAACTACATTCCCGGTAACGGCCTCGTCGCGCCGGGGCGGTTCTTCGAGGCGAATTCCGGCGGTCAATATCAGCCGTCGGGCCGGTTCATCTTGGTCGGCTTCAAGACGAGCGCCGGCTCGATGGCGCTCAACACGCCGATCCCCGTCGCCTCGCAGAACATGGTGGACGCGTTCGCGGGCGCGGGCTCGATGCTGCGCGAGATGTACCGCATCACCCAGCAGCAGAACACCGCGGGACTACCGATCTACATCATGGCGATCGACGACAGCGCGCTTACCGCGCGCGTCGGCACGATCACCATCGGCTCGGGCCTCGCGGCGGGCGTCGGCGCTTTCGAATTCTGCGGCGAACTGATCCAGATTCCCGTCGGCTCGGCCGACACGCCGACGACGATCGCCGCCGCGGTCGCCGCCGCCCTCAACAGCTATTACAACCCGCTGACCGGCGCGATGCTGCCCGTCACCGCGACCAGCTCGGCCGGCGTGGTCACCTGGACGGCTCGCAACAAGGGCGCCTGGGCGAGCGAGATCGACATTTGGGTCAACCCGAAGATCCTCGGCAACGTGTTCGCGATCTCCGGCGTCTGGACCGCCGCGACCACCACCGCCGGCGCGGGCACGCCGACCGGCGTCGCCGCCGCGCTCGCCGTGCTCGGCGACACCCAGGCCGATTTCATCGTCTGCCCGTTCGCCGACACGACCTCGCTAGGCTCGGCCTATGCCGCGCTCAACGATATCTCCGGCCGCTGGTCGTGGAGCCGGCAAAGCTATGGCCATTATTGGTGCGCCGGCGTCGGCAATTATTCGGCGCTGACGTCGCTGACCTTCAACAACGATCGCCACTCGACCTTCTTCGGCTGCTTCTCGCCGGGCGCGAACGGCACACCGCACGGTTCCTGGCTGTGGATCGCCGCGGCCGCCGCCGCCGTCGCGCAACGGCTGCTCGACGTCACCACCGGCAACGTGTCGGGCGCGCAGGCGGGCACCGTGCTGGTCGGCGTCCGGCCGCCGCGCGACCAGAGCCTGTGGCCCAACTACACCGCGCGCAACACGCTGCTGCAGCTCGGCGTCTCGACCTGGTCGGTCAACAGCGCGGGGCAGGTGATGATCGACAAGCTGATCACCACCTATCTCACCGGCTCGGGCGGCCAGTCCGACGCGGTGTTCCGCGATGTCCAGGCGGTCTACCAGGCCTCGGGCGGCCTCAAGTTCATGCGCGCCGACATGGACGCCAATTTCGCGCAGCGCGCGCTGGCCCCGACCAACCCCGGCAATCTCGGCGTGATCGTCACGCCCGCCGACATCAAGAGCCAGTTCATCTCGTCCTACACGCAACTGACGAAACAGGGCGTGTTCAGCGACGCCGCGACCTTCGCGAGCCTGCTGGTGGTGCAGATCAACGCGACCAACCCGGACCGCGCCGATGTCTATGCCCCGCTCGAGCGCGTCAATCCGTTCGACATCCTCGCCGCCAACGCGACGTTCTATCAGCAATATCCGCAAGCGGCGTGACGGCGCGGCAGGCGGCAATCGGCAGGTCGGCAGTCGGGTTCGCCTGACCGTCTGAGGGCTGCTTCCCGACTGCCGACTGCCGACTGCCGACTGCCGATCAACGCCCTTTCCCCCACCACGGAGCCTTCCCCAATGGCCGACTTTGGCGGCGTTATCCGCTTCACTTACAATGGCTCGCCTCTCAGGGTGCGGGCGAAATTCGAGATCGAGCCGACCGATTTCAAATATGACGTCGAGCACAACCAGGACGGCTCTTTCGACCGCATGGCGCAGCCGATGGGCCCCGCCGGCGAGGCCGAATTCACCGACAGCGTCGACGGCGTGACGGCGGTTTCGCTGCCGTGGAACGCGATCATGGCGGGCGGCCCCTATACGCTGACCGGCGTCGAAGAAACCAACGGCATCATCCACACCTGGACCGGCGCGAAGTTCGTCGGCCGGCCGAAGATCGACCGCCTCAAGGGTGTGGTGACCGGCATCACGATCCAGGCGCCGGTCGGCGGTTATAACGAGACGACGATCTGAGATGACCAGCGTCACCATCAAACTCGACAACCCGTTCACGCATGCGAACGTGCTCTACGAGTCGCTCACGCTCAAGGAGCCGAGCGGCTACCTTTTCATCGAACTCGGCGAGCCGCGTATTCCCGTCAGCCAGTCCAACGGCGGCGGCTATTGGGTCGAGCAGCCGGTGGCGATCAAGGCCTATTTCGAGAGATGTCTCGATCATCCGGCGGGCGTCGCGGCGCTCGCCTTCATGAGCCTCGCCGACGCCGTGAAGCTCAAATCGGCGCTCTTCGATTTTTTTCGGGCGGCGTCGGCGAGCGTTACCGACAAGCCGTAAGGGACCTGGTGTTCGGTCTCGACATGGTCGCCCTCGACGACGCTGCCCAAAAGCCCCTGTCCCAGATGATCGCGCTGCACCGCTTCGCCGCCGCCCTCGCGCCGGAGAAGCCGCCCGCCAAGCGCCGGAGACGCTGACTTGCCCGCCCTCGAAACCGTCCTGCGCATCCGCGCCGAAGACGACACCGCCGCCGCTTTCGCGAGCGTGGCGGCGAAGATCGATGCGTTGCAGGGGCAGGTCAACCGCGTCGACAAGGTGAGCGCCTCGGTAATGGCCGCCCGTGTCGAGGCCGGCGGCTCCGGTTCGTTCGCGGCGCCCGGCGCGGCGCTCGCCGAGCACGCCGCGGCGGTCGATAAGACGGCGGCGGCGACGCAGAACCTCGACAACAGCGCGACCAGCATGCTGGGCAGCGCGCTCGAATTTGCCGCTGCCGCCGTCGGCTTCAAGTCGCTGCACGACGCCTTCGCGCAGGCGACCGACCAGGCGCACGAGAATGTGCGGATGAAGGCCGCCGGCATGGACGAGAGCGAGGTGTCGGAAGCCAACGCCGCGGCGGCGGAAATCTCGCGCAAATATCCCTCGATCTCGGAATCGGCGGCGATGAACATGCTGCGCAACATGCGCTCGATCGTCGGTTCGTTTTCCGAGGCCAGCGAACTCGCGCAGGACTTCGCCAGGCTGCGGGTCGTGGCGAAAGGGGCCGACGTCAAGGCGAGTGAAGAGCAGCTCAACGAGGAATTCGACCAGCTGCTCAAGGGCATCGAAATCAAGGGCGCGACGCAGACCGAGTCCGATTTCAAGACCTATATGCAGGGCATCGCCAAGGGCCTGAACGCGTTCGGCGACACCTTGAAGCCGTTCGAATATTATTCGGCGATGAAATACGGCCGGCAGGCGACGCCGACCCTCAGCGACGAGTTCATCCTGAGCATATCGCCGAGCCTGACGCAGGAATTGCGCGGCTCCGGCTTCGGCAAGGCGGTCAGCGCCTTCAACCGCGCGATCGTCGGCAACCACCTCGAACATACGAGCTGGAAAGCGCTCGCCGATTGGGGATTGGTCAATCCCGAAGATATGGACAGGACGAAGACGGGCGAGATCAAGGGCATCCAGCCCGGAAAACATATCAAGGATTGGGAAAAGGCGCAGGCCGATCCCTACGCCTGGGTGCGCGATGATCTCGTTCCCGCCCTGGCGGCGAAGGGCATCACGGACAAGGCGGGGATCACCGCTGCGATCGGGCAGATCTTCGATAACCAGAGCGCCAGTCAGCTCGTCGATATTCTCGCCACCCAGCAGGCGCGCATCGAAAAGGATCGCGCGTTGCTCAAGGGCGCGATGGGCGGCGAGTCGGCCGAGATGTTCGGCAAGGAAGATCCCAAGATCGCCGGGACCGGCCTCTGGAACACGATCACCAACCGGCTCGCCGAAGCCGTGCCGGCCGATTTCTTCGCCCATCTGATGTCGGCGGTGTCGACGAACCTGAACCGCGACGATCGCCACTTCGATCTGCTGTCGCTGATCTCGGATTTCCGGGGCGTGCTCGGCCCGTTCGATGATCCCGATCGCGTCCGTCACGAAATGCAGGCGCGCCAGAAGGGCGCGCGCGACGCGCTCGCGCAGCGGTTTCCGACCGAATTCGGGCCGGGCGTCGATGAGCGGGACATTCAGCGGCTCACCAAACACCGCATCGAAGAGTCCAAGCGCTACGAAGACGCTGAGCGCGCCGACCCTGAAGCGCATCGCGGCGCGGCGATGATGGGCCTCAGCGAGCGCAACGACATCGCCGACGCCGTCTCGCGGGCAAAATTCGAGACGATGGTGGCGGCCGCGCGCAGCGAGATCGCCGCGAACCTGCCCGGCGGGTCCGGCGCTGGCGGCCCGGTCGACGTGACCGGCAAGGTGACGCTTGACCCCGCCAGCAAGGCGGACGTGCTCGTGACGGTGAAGGCCGACGAGGGCTCGTTGATCCAATTCATCACCGAGACGGTGGCGCACGCGAGCGGGAGCTTGTCGGCCTCGGTCGGGCGGATGGATAGCGACGCGGCCCCGCGGCGGGCGGCTGGGTTCGGCGGCCCGCGGTAGGGGGAGGGCGGCCGAGTATTTCAACATCCGAGGATCTCATGAGCGACGAGCCCATTCAGCAATTCTTCGCCTATTCGCATCTGCCGCCGCACCTTCAAGAGACCAGCAAACCGTTCGGCGACCTCGCGACCCTACTTGTCGACACGCTACCGAGAAACCCGGAGCGCTCCGTGGCTCTGCGCAAGCTTCTCGAAGCGAAAGATGCGGCGGTGCGCGCGAAACTATTCAAGTAGCGCCCTTTCCCCGCCCCCACCCCACCCCATCCCCCGCTTCGCAGGGGAGGGGGTAACAACGCTCGGTGGTCTTTTGCGCGACTGGACCCAAACCCTCTTCCCGGCCTCCTACATGGGCGTTCCGTTCTGGGTGAAGAGCGACAAGGCGCCCGGCGGCCGCAGGCTGGCGGTGACCGAGAAGCCGGGAGTGGATACGCCCGACATCGAGGATCTCGGCAACAAAGCCAGGTTCTTCCACGTCGATGGCTACACGCTCGGCGATGCGTCGGATGTCCAGATGGCGGCGCTGACCGCGGTCTGCAATTCGGCGGGCCCTGGCGTGCTGGTGCTCCCGGCGCAGGGGCCGCAACTCGTGCATTGCGAGGATTTCGAACCCTCGCGCGATAGGGACAAGATGGGTCGGTTCGGCTTCACCGCCAAGTTTATCCTGGCTGGCGTATCGCCCTCGGTCACGCCGCCGGAATATCTGGCCCAGCTCGCCTTCGACGCGGTCGGCGCGCTGTCGGGCGCGGCGTCAGGCTTCCTGTCGGGATTGTCGCTATGAGCCGGCCGGGCTGGGTGCTCGAGGGCGTCGTCTCGGGTCTGCAAGGCGTCGTCGCGCAGCTCGAGGCGATCTATGCGGCCAACCAGATCGATTCCGCCACGGCTGCGGCGTTCACGCTCGCCGTCGCCACCGGCCCTTCGATCTCGCCGACGACGCCCGCGCCGACCTCGACCGTCACCGGCCTCTATGCGGCCTTCGTCGCGCTCTACGATATTCTGCCCGCGCTCGTCTCCGACGTGACGGGCATCGACCCCAGCGTCGGCCCCGGCCTGATCGCGCTCGCCGAGGGCCTCGCCGCGGCGATGACGCCCTCGAGCGCGTCCTCCGCCTTCGCGCTCGCCGCCGATCTCGCCGCCGACGCGGCCGCCGCGGCGATCGGCGCGACCGACAACAGGCAGGCGTTCGCCGCCAACGCGGAACTTATTCAGCGCTTCACGCGCTTCGTGTTTCTCTCCGGCTATATCGAGGGCTTGGTGACGCAGAGCTACGCCACGCGCGCCGCGGCGATCACGGCGCGCGCCGATTGCGTGCAACGCTTCCAGCGCGAATTGGAGCTCTGCGGGCTCAGCTCCGATATCGGCGTCGCCAATGCGCTGACGCAGATGCGCGATACGGCCGTGGCCTATCTCTCGCAGGCGATCGTCAACGCTCAACCCGTGCTGACGGTGACGACGCCCGTGCAACTGCCGGCTTTGTTCCTGGCCTATCGGCTCTATCAGGATCCAACCCGCGCCAGCGAATTGATCGCCCGCAACGGCGTGTCGTGCGCGGAGCTGATGCCGCTGACGTTTGAAGCGCTCGCGGCATGAGGGAAGAACGGCAGTCGGCAGGTCGGCAATCGGATTATCGCGTTAACGTTTTCGTTAAACTGACCGGGATGCTTGTCTTGCCGCCTTTCCCCGACTGCCGACTGCCGACTGCCGACTGCCGCCCCCATGCTTGAACACGTTTCCATCACCATCGGCGGCGCGCCGTTCACTCTCTGGGACGAAGTCGTCGTGCATGCGTCGGTCAAAGAGACGTGCCGATCGGCTTCGGTGACATTTCAGGATTCGGTCGCGGCGCCGGTCTGGCCTTCGCTGTTCATCGGTCAGCCGGCCTTCGTGGTCAGCATCGCCGACGGGCCGATCTTCACCGGCTTCGTCGAGCGCGCGGCTCCGAAGCTCACGCCCAAAACCTTCATGGTGACGCTGAGCGGGCGGACCAAGGCGGCCGATGCGCTGGATTGCACGGTCGATCATACCAAGCCCGATTATGTGAATTCGCATGTGCTGGCGGTCGCGCAATCGCAGGATCGGTTCGGCATCGGCTTTGCGGCCGATTTCACGCCCGATGGGTTCGATCGCTGGCGGCCGAACCCCGGCGACCCGCTGTTTCATTCGCTCGTGCCGCTGGTCGAGGAAGAGGGCGCGACCTTACACGGCCTCGGCGACGGTTCGATCAGGATCACGCGCGCCGGCGAGAGCGCCACGCCGCAATCGGGCGCGCTGGTCTATGGCGTCAACATCTGGGATCTGGACGGCGAGTTCGACACGTCCGCGCAGCATTCGCTGATCAAGTGTCACGGCCAAAGCTACAAGGGCAACGGCGTGCAGAACATTGCGATCGTCGCCGAGGCCAACAATGCGCTGGTGACGCGGTTCCGGCCGTTCGAGGAACATCACGATCGCCACACCGATCGCGACCGCCTCAAGCGCCGCGCCAAGCGGCGCAAGGACAAGGAACAGGGCGAGGGCGTCAGGTGCTCCGGCCGTCTGCGCGGCTGGCGCGATCCCGGCGGCGGCCTGCTGACGCCGGGCAAGCTGATGTTCATCACCGCGCCCCCGCTCGCGCTCTCGCAATACATGCTGATCGAAAGCCTGACCTATCGCCAGAACGGCAAGACAAGCGGCGGCACGATCGCCGGCCTGCATTTCGTCGATCCGCGCGCCCATGGCGGGAAGGCCCCGAAAGTGTCGAAAAGCGGCAAGGCATGGGGGTTCGATGATTCGGAAGCGGAGTGAACGGCAGTCGGCAGGTCGGCAGTCGGCAGTCGGGAAGGGGCGCGTCAACCTCCGACTGCCGCCCCCATGAACGCTCATCGCTCCCAACTACTGCGCGCCATCCTCGTGTCGGTCGACGACAGCGGGCCGCAGCAGCTGATGCAGCTAACGGGGCTCGACGGCCAGACGATCGGCGAGGCGGTGCGGTCGCAGCCGTTCGGCTTATCGAGCGTGCCGCTTATCGGGGCCGAGGCGCTGATGCTGGCGCTCGGCGGCGGTCACGATCGCATGCACGCGCTGGGGGTCGAGCACCCGCAGCACAGGCCGACGGGCACGCCGCCTGGCGGCATGGTGATCTATGACGCCTACGGCGATGCGGTGTCGGTGGTGCAAGCGAATTTGCGCGTCGTGCATTCGGCCAAGATCACGTTGCAGGCGCCGGAAA